ACCTACATCAATAGTGTAAGACTGTATAGCTCCTGCTTTAAGTTTAGCACTTAGTAAGGTATCAGCAACTTGCTTTAGCTGATAGGCTGTAGTAGAATTACCTGGCTGGAATTCAAAAGTAACTGAAGCAGTAGCAATGACTTTACGAAGATTAAGTAGCATTCGTCTAACATTTACTCTATCTAAAGCAGTACTTGCAGTTTGTAAGGTTGCTTGACCCTTAATATAAATGCCATAAGAAGGTTCATTAACAATAGGGTTAATACCAGCCAAAGCTAAGGCATCTCTATCCCCCTGAGAGAACTTTCTTTCTGTTGATAGGGCATCAGTTAACATACCACGATTAATACCTGCTGGAGCATAATATACATCAGCAACATTATCATTATATGCATACTGTCCTGCTACCATTCCAGAAGGTGGAACATACACATTCTTACTATTAACAGAATCTGCTATCTTAATCCATGGATAATACATAGCAGCATAAGAGCTATTTATATTTGCTATATTATTACGATAAGAAATTACTTCCTGTACAGTTAGTCCAAAAGGAGTATCTATAATAGCTATAGAGTCACCACGAGCAGCACAGATAGTTACCATAGCAGCAGAAACACCTGGATCAGCAGACCAACCTGGAGCAACTAATATATTTATATCAATTGTACCAGCATTATTAAAAGAGTATAATCCAGTGGAAACACCATCACCTATAATATCATAAGAGGTTATGGCAGAACCCACAGAACCACCCAGTAAAAATCCAGTTAATGATTTATTATAACCACTAGTAGTTGATATATAATTTGTTCCACTTGTAATTCCAGAACTAGTTTCAGAAAGCAGGAAACCAGGAGTCCAAGTTAAATTATCGCCATTATTTGTTAATGTACCAGTAGTAATATTTAGAATATCAACTGTAGTATAATCTATTTTTAGAAGGGCTATTCTAGATGAAGAGGCCATCTGAGATTGAATATTCTCTATAGTACCATAGTAAGATTCCTTTAAAGTAAAATCAGAGAGTCTTACTGATGAAGTGGATATAGAGGAAGAAGCAGTTCTAGAATATATATTGACAGTGTAGTTTTGTTCACTAGTGCTGGTAATATCCCCAGCAACCATACTTAAAGTAATTGAAGTATCTGAATCATCAGTTTCTCCTAGACTTGTAAACTTAATAACAGTTGGTACATAAGAACTACCTGAAGTCACCATACTCCAACTTGGTCTATAATAACCAACAGCAAAAGTTCCAGTAAGAATCTGGTCTGTAGAAACTATATGAGAACTAACTGCTAAGGTTTGTGTTGAGTATTTAAATACTCCAGAAAATCCTGCTACTAATGAAGCCAGTCTAAGTTGCAGAATGTTTCCATTAGCATCTAAGTTAGTAGTTACAGCACTAAATCCCTCAGAGTTACCTCCTGAAGTTATTGAGCCAATACCATATACTGTAGAGGAAGGTAGCAAAGTTCTGCAGTTATTATAGAATAATAAACTGTTAGGAGAACCAGAAGTGGGAGCTGTAGTAGAGTTAACTAAAGCCAGTAAAGCAGTTAATGTAGCATTAAGTATTGCGAGAGTATTTGCATTATTTCCAGAAACTGTGGGGTCAAAAATAGGAACTTCTATATTATAAGAAGTAACTGTGCCTGTTGAAGGAGTAACTGATAGTAGACTTTCTAAATCAGAATTACTAAAAGTGCCTGCCTGAACATGCTCTAGTAAAGTAGTTCCGCTAGCTGAAGTATATACTAAATTTATAGGAACACTAGTAGAGGTTAAACCTACAGTAATGAGACCAGTTCCTGTAGAAGGTGCTATCCAAGTAGTAGGAACAGCTAAGGCAATAGTTCCACTAGGAAGAGCAGTAGCAGGAGAATTAGAAGATGCAAAGGCACTTAATGAAAGTGATACCTGTGGGATAGAGCCAGATACTCCTACTCCAGTTATAGTTGGAGTAGTATTTTTTCCTGCACCTGTTAAAATAGTAAATGGAACACCTAGAACAGGAGAGTTAGCCCCCAAAGTAGCTAGGGTAGAAAAATCTGAACCTAACTTTCCATTAGCATGTGCTGTATTAGTAGTATCAGTTGGGTCGAAATAAGGTATTGAAGTATCAGCAGGTAAGACTATAGTGCATCCAGGACCAGAAACTGTTGGTAAGTCAGCTAGATTAAAGGTAAGAGTAGAGCTAGTTTGTCCAGCTAATGTCCAAGTTCCAGTATATTGAGTATATCCTTGTGGTAAAAACATAGCTTCAGAAGCATAGGAAGCTGTGCTAGAGGCTACCCGAGTAACCCATAACATAGTGCCCTGTTCTAAATAAGCCATGGCAGCATAACCCATATAATCCGATGGATCAACTTTACCAAAAGTGCTTACAAATTCAGCCTGAGTAGTTATTAAGGTTGGGGAATTTGTTGGACCAGAGCTAGCAGTTCCAACCATACCCACAATAGTAGTTGATAAGTCTGATACATAGGCTGATAAATCTAATTCGACAGTATATACACCAGGTGATACGTAAGTGCTCATAGTTCTAACCTTTACAAAATATTACTAAATAAACCTCTGATAAACCACTAACTATAAATTAATTACATATTATATTTCACAAGACTTTTTAAACTTTTTTATTGTATTGTGTTATTTTTTATTGACATATAAAAATATTGCTACAAACATATTATCATTTGTAGCAATAGCTGTATTATTTATGTGGCATTTTTCTAAAGCTGTTAAAAACTCAAACTGTTTATCAGCCAAATTCACTATATAATTCTTTCATTAAGAAGTAGTTATAGTCACTTCATCTACAGCTAATACTAAAGTGATTTCCTGGTGACCATCTTTATCTTCCCAGCTTAAATCTTTCCTAGCAAAACTCTTAGGCCAAGCACCAACCAATACCCAAGACTCAACTACTGAGTGGTCAGGACCATACATTAGTAAGGTTATATTTTTCTTATAAGCAGAAGGAAAGCCCATTAAAGAAGTAGAGACATCAAAAATAGAAGTATGCCAAGTTTCAATAGAAGTAAGTGCTGAGCTATCTGTGAAGTCGTAGAACACGCAAGTCACATCACTATAGCTAATTTTGGAACCAGCTACTTTATAGTAAGTATGCATTCTATGTATATCAGTCTCTTCTACTGATATTTGTGGTATTGTTACACTCTTACAGGTCAGTCTTAAATTATCGTCTAGTAATAACTCGTACCGGTTTAAGCGTTTAGGTTCTTGAGTGTTCGCCGTCCAGCCCATTAAACTTGAAGACATTGTAGTTAACTCCTTAATAATACGTATATCACTTTACTTATTAGTCTAACACATATAAATTAATTACTTCTTTTATCCTTATATTCTTTAATAAAATTTTCTAGCCAACTTTTTCAATTACTGTAAGCCTTCCAAAAATAAAGCCAATACTAACACAAGTATTTGTTGTAGCTAATCTATCTCCCATTTTGTATTCCTTTTATTCTCCTCTAGTTTCTTTTTATTTGGTATAATTCTTGTGTAGTGTTCTGGACTAAGTCTACCCTTTATATAGGTAAACAAGGGCTTATGTTTCTTTTTATACTTCATCAGGCTTTACTCCAACTTTAGCAAATATCACATGAGCAATTTCCTTGATACTAGATACTGAATAGCCACCAATTGTAAGATAGAATAAATAATCAGTAAACTTACCAACATATGTAAAATTAGTAAATATTTTCCATGGATTTATTAATATCACAATATGTAGCAGAATCATAATAGCAAAAGCAGCTGTTGATATAAGTCTTCCAAAACTAGCAGACACGTCATCTGAATAAACCCTACTTAGCCAATTTAAAAACATATTTACTCCCTACATATATTTAATTATAATGTTATCTAATTGGCTATATAGATTCTCAAATGATGAATTATTATCTACTATATAATCATAATCAGTAAAGAAATCTAACTCTAATTCTGAAGAGTGGTTCATATTGGTTGCTCCCCTACTAATTCTTACATCCTCATTAGCTACTATTCTAATAACAATAAAACCTTCCTCTTTTAATTTAATAAGTTCATTGAGATATCTAGAGTCTGTGATAAATATAGAATTTGTATTACATTTCATTTTATCTATTAATTTAGATACCCAAATATCAGATTGCTGTTGTCTAGCCCAATCACCTAAAAATTGTAAAAACACTCTATTTTTTTCTTGTTTAAATCCTAAATTATCTTGAACCACATGTAAAATATCGTATATGGGCTCAGCAAATGAGAACAATTCGGCATTTTTAATATAATTATGTTTAATATAAGTAGCAGAAACATCCTTACCGCTCCTCATATTTCCAGCAAAGGCTATTTTTATCATACTGTAATCTCCTCGATATATTGTTCTAAGTTCTTTTCTTCTGTGTATGGAATAATTATTAGTTTTATATTATTTTCCTTAGCATATTGAACTTTCTCTATATCACGTTGCCTAGCTTTTAAATATTGTTCTTCTGTTTTATGAAAGTAATTTGGATAGATATAATGCTGATAACCATGATATTCAAAGGCTATTTTATGGTCTTCATTATAGCCATCCCATTCATATCTTTTACTATCATACAAAAACCTTGTTTTAGTCAGAGTAAAACCAAACTTAGATTCTAATAATTCCTTACATCTAAGTTCTGTCTTAAAGGAAGCACATTCAGGACACCAAGTATTACTATTTTTAATATGGCCCCAATTAGCTTCCCATTGATGTGTTTCTTTACATTCCCATAATAATTTATTACTATTATCTATATAAGTTGTGGATAACAATTTTCCTTTTTTACTCTTAGCAAAATTTTGTAGCTCTATAATATCAGGTTTAGCCTTCCTAGCACAAATAGCACACCAGCTATTACTATTTTTAATACTGCCCCAATTGGCTTTCCACTCATGTCCTTTTTCACATTTCCATAACATCTTAGTAATATTATTTATATACTCAGTAGAGACTAACTTGCCACCTTTATTTATGGCATATTCTTGTAATTCAGTTATATTAGGTTTAAGTGAGGAGCACCCAGGACACCAACTTTTTTTATTTTTAATATCTGTCCATTTAGCTTCCCATTGATGCCCTTCCTCACATTCCCATAACATCTTAGTAATATTATTTATATACTCAGTAGAGACTAACTTGCCACCTTTATTTATGGCATATTCTTGTAATTCAGTTATATTAGGTTTAACACTACCTGAACAGTAGGGACACCAACTTTTTTTATTTTTAATATCTGTCCATTTAGCTTCCCATTGATGCCCTTCCTCACATTCCCATAACATTTTAGTCTTACTATTTATATATTTAATAGATACTAACTTACCATCTTTATTAAGGGCAAATTCTTGACATACTTCTAAGTTACACTTTTTCATATCACAATATTCCTATTAGATATACTTAACATAAACCAGCTTTCCGCAGTCAAAGACGCGGAATTGAAAAAGCACATCTCTTGTATAATCGAGCTCAGTTTGTGTTGGAAGAATACCATGAAGATTACATTTTTTATTTGATTGCTTTCCTCTAACAATACATTTGCCTTCCTTAGCCGATTCCACAGAACACCAATAAGAATAATCGGATTGTAAAGTAGCATATAATTCAAAGTTTAAAACATTATAAAGATTACCTTGACTTATTCTTCTATCTGCCCAAGAGACAACGGTGTTATATCCTTTAGACTTTAAATCTTTTTCAGCAAAGGCCAAAACCTTACTTGAGCCACCTGGAATATTATAATTTGATTTTATAGCCAATCTATCTAATACAGTTGTGGTAGGCGAATTCCAGATACTTTGCGCACGGTGATGTCTTCCAAATGATACAACTTCAATTAAGACATTATTTACATCATATAGCCCATAAAAAAGATAAGATAAATTAGCAGGCCCTTGAATATGCTCTTCTTTTAAAAACTCATTTGCTTCTTGTTTAGTTATTGCTTTTACTGTACATTTTCTGGCAAATACTGTAATTTTATTTTGTTTAAGTGCTGAAGATAAGAAGTTAATCATCTTACTTCTTTTGGACTCCCATTCGTTTTCAAACACTGTAAGAACACGATTTCCGTCATTAACAAGTTCCTCCATATTTGAAATAATTACTTTCTTAGCCTCAGCATAAGTTTTACACTTTCCTGATGATACTAGAATTTCTTGATGAAACTTACTTAGCTCAACAAAGGTAATAGCAAGCTTACTATTTTCTTCAAGTAAGGCTGATAATCCAAACTTCATATTTTTGAGAGTAAATGTTAGATTTGGATATAGTTTAATAATATCACTATAAAAAGTATCAGTAGCTGTTACTGGTATTACTGGAGCCACTTGAACTATTGCTGATTTGTTAAAGGTTTTTCTAATAACATCCCTATAGCAGCCACATGAAGTAGTATTTCCAGAAACTAATGAGCCTGTAGCAACTTCTGTAGTTTTTCCACACTCACAAAGACATTCCCATATAGCTTTACGTTGATATCTCTTATCAGAAAGCTTAACAACAGTTAGCTTTCCATAAACATTACCAAGAAGAGATTTTGGTTTTCCAGACATTAGATTAGTTCTCCATAAGTTCTGTTAAATAATTTTGAATATTTGTATTAATCTCATCTATAACTAACAAGTCTATTGGATTAGTAGACTCTCTAAGTGAGGCTACCTTAGATAAATACTCAGCAAACTCCATATCTACATCACCATTAAAGTTATTACAGTGGGCCTGTCCATGGTGTAGTTTACATAAAGTAATTAGATTAGTAGGTTCTGCTGCCAATGAAATATCCTCTGCTCTTTTAGTAATATGATGAACATACAAGTCTCCTCCTTGTTTATTACAGATAGCACATTTATAACCATCCGATTTCATAACTAATCTAGTAACAGGCCTTATAATACTTGAAATATGTTCTCTAATAGTTGACATTAAAATATCAGCAGGTTGTCCTTTTGATAGTCTATATTCCATAAAACGTTTCTGTGTTGCTTCCTTATTTAGACATCCACAAGATTTAACAGCACCACTTAATAAATTACAAATATTAACTTCAGTGATTATTCCACAGTCACATACACATTTCCAAAAGTATCCTCCACCAGTTCTTCTATCCAAAGAACTAATAGCTGTTAATTTACCAAACTTTTGATTTGTAATATCTTTCTTATTTGAAATACCCTGAGCCTTAGCTTGATCCATATGAGCACAGCCACATGATTTGGTATTACCTCTCTTAACATCTGAAAGTGGCTTTTCTACTATATTACCACAGTCACATCTAAATTTCCAAATAGTCACACCATTTTTCTTATTTTCTGTTGGCTCCAATGCCAAAAGTCTATTAAACTTTTGTCCAGTTATATCCTTAGTATTAACTATTTTTCGTTGTTCTGCTCCAAAGCAACCACAACTTACAGTTACTCCACTAGTCAAAGCACTTCCTATAACTGTAGAATAATTTCCGCAAGAACATTTACATAGCCAAAATATAGTTCCAGTATTAGATTTTCCTGTATTTTCTATAGGATACAAAGCAACTAACTTTCCATAAACATTATTTGTTAGGTCTTTAGCTTTTTTTGTTAATGAAATCCTGTTTAACAATGTGACATCATAATCTGATGGGTATACCATGTAGCACCTCCAACATATATTATCGGCAATGGTGATATAAAGTGTAGGGAAAATAAAAAATTATTTGCTATGTCACATAAGGCCTAGCCACACAAAAAGAAGGCCCAATAAAGGGCCCTCATTTTGCTTATAGTTACTATAGGATTAAGGTTAAACAACACCATAATCAGAGGCAGGAGTGGAACCAGATGTATAGAGGTTCTGAACCTGGAGAACACCTAAACCGTACGCGCCGTCGAGTAGAAGCTGATGGTCGTAACGTTGCTGTAAGCCGACAACAGTTGAGAAAATATCACCTGAGAGGACATCAATTGAAGGTGGGGTAAGATATGTCACGAAGGGAAAGTACGCATATGGAGCCTTGCCTAAATCTTTAGAAGTGAAGCCCATGAGAATCTTGTCTGACTGGGGAAACTGAGGAGCCTTAGCAACAGTGAAGTTGTTGATGCTACCAAACTTCTCAGCATCAATACTGAAATCACCCTGAGCCTTATGACCAGTATCAGTAGCCATCTTAAATTCGGCAGTATTCTGAAGCAGTGTAAATACATGGGGATGGGTAACAGCAAACATACCCTCACCACGAAGGAAGTCAATACTCATATCATTAGCAAGATAGTTCATCTTATGAACTAGTTCCTGGTTCTTCTGGAACATAGTGCCCCGGAAAGAGTTTGCAGGATAAGAAGCATCATAAGTAGAAATCTTACCAGCATTGGCCATCATGTCAAGCATCATTTCTAGGTCAATTTCAAGTGCCATTGACTCAGTCATGCCACCAACTAGTTCCTTTAGAGCATCCATACGACCTTCAGTATAAGCTTCAAGGTCCTGAATAGCTTCTGCGGAAATCTGAGCAAAGTTCTTACGTGAACGAGTGCTAACCTGGATTAGACTCTGAACGAAACTAACTTCACCAAGAGCCTTATTACGTTCCTGATTATACTGATAGGTTACTGAGAAAGTAGCTGTTCCAGTAATAGTAAGACCAACAGCAGTAGCGGCAGCAGCAGCAGTCTGATTGAAGGTAATAGAAGGAACACCAGAACCATTAGTAGTTACAGTGCCATTAACATTGTCAGGGGAAACTGCAGCCATAACACCAGCACCATTATCAATAGCCACTACTAC